CTGGATCGTATGTGATGTCTTTGTAAACTATTTTCTTTTTATTATACTGATTTTTGACTTCTGTTTGTAATGTAAATTTAGGAAGGTCGGCTGTTTTTACTAACATTCCTGCTTCTTTATGATGCTGTGCTTTCCAATTAGAAGCTTGTAGAGCTAGAGGATTTATATCAAGGTATACATGAAATGTAAATTTAGTCCTTGGTGCTAGACGGAACGTATTATCTACAAATACTCTAGATGCATGTTGGAAGTCCCCCATGTTGCCTTTGGGGTTTGTTAGTCCTTGTCCTAGACCGACTAAGAATCGTGTGAAATAGTTTGCCATAACATTATTTATTAATAAAAAAAGCCCAGGTTTTAAGCTGGGCTTTTTAAGGCGAATTCAACGGATTATTTTAGATATTACCGCCGCCTGTAGTTAGTGAACCGATAGTTCTAGCACCGATGTTACGTCCGATGCCATCTACTGATCCGCCTCTGTACTGGATAGCGTTATCATATCTGATGCTCAACTGTATCTGAGCTGCTTCGTTTGTACCATACGCAAGTTCACCGTAATCGATATTTTGTACAAAACAGCCATATACTTCAAATGTTTCAAGAACATTTGGTGTTTGTGCGCCGTTACCACCATCTAAGATTTCGATTCTGGTAGTAAATTTATAGTCCTGACCTGAAGCAGCAGATGCCTGTTCAAAGAAGTCAAACTGCTTCTGTACCTGCTCACCGCACAGTCTCTGTACAGCACCACTAGCATCATCTCTGATATTTAAAGTGATCGCTTCCCATTGATGTCTACCAGCCAGATAAATTCTGCTGTTGTAGATAGGAATTTCCATTTCTTCAAAGCTGACCTTAGGACGAGTTACGTCTACGACCTGCTTAGTTAATTCTGTAGCTACAGAACCATTAGCACCAAATCCACTTAGTACCACTCTAAAGCGATACTTGAGCTTTGGCATCAACAGACCTTGAGTTGCTGAACTTTGGTCTGAAGCTAACGGCACTGTTAGTTTTGATAGTGTTGAAATCGCCATATTATTTTTGCTCCGTTATAATTATTTATCAATCCAATTTAGGGGATAAATCCCCTAAATCTTATCTAGTCGAGGATTGTTGAATTTCTCCTGTGTTCTTCAATCTCAATGGAATGTAGATGAACTCAATTGCTTTGACTGGTTCAATAGCAATATCAACATACAGTTCGTTTCGATCGATTCTATCAGGTGTGTTGTTTGTTTCGTCACAAACAACGGCATAGTCATATAGAGCTCTTAAACCAACTAGTTCTAACAATAGACTTTCAACTGCCTGCTTGATTTCGTCACGTGTGATCTTGTCATTTGGCTCAAACACATATGGTTTTGCTAATTTGTTTAGCTGTGTTCTTAGATAAATCACAAGTCTTGCTACATTGATCCTATCTAGCGCAGAAGCTGTGTTAGCACGGGTCTTTTGACCATAGTTGACTAGTCCAACACCGTTGAAGTATGTTAATGGGTTAACCCCAACATTGTAAAGAGTATCTCTTTGTCCTTCTGTTAGAGCTACAGTCTTGAAAGATCCGGTTGTCTTATCGATATAACCAACCGATGTTGCGTTAGTAATAGCGCCGCGACGTATACCTGCTGGAGCAAACCATGGGTAACTTACTTGATCGCTGACAGCCATAGTCTTGAGCATCATGTGGCTAGCAGGTACTACTACTGAATTGCCCACGTTATCTGTGGTCAATCCGCTTGGATAAAATACAGCCGTATAAGCATCATAAGATACTAATGAATTTTCATCGTTATCTGCTGCGCCTTTTGCGTTAGTACCCCAACTGGTTAATGAAGTCGAATCTGCTGGCAATCTGAATGGTGAATCACCAACGATAAACGCTGTATCGCCACGATCTGCGTTTAGATCGATCAAGTTTTGTAGTACTTCTGGATAGCCTGGGCAAGCTAGCAAGTTAAACTGTCTCACTTCAGTTTCCCTTAGCTGCTGGCTAGTAGCTATAACTTTCTTGAGAGCCGTTACTACAACATGACGCTGAGCATGACGACCAAACTTATCAGCTGATTCTGTAACCCAGCGCGATCTATGGTATAGAGCCATCGATTCGTCATTGAATCTTATGTTGTCTGCTGTGGTATCTACGTAAGTATGTCTATAAACTTTTACATTGAAACCGCTACGACGTGTATTCCATAGCATCATACCACGTGGATATAGTGCTGGATCTGGGGCATCGAAATCTACGAAGTTGCTGACTAACAATTCTTTGATAGTGCCGGATGGTGCTGTAGTAGCATCACCACCTGTAGTTCCTGCTCTAGCATCAGCAAACAATACACCATTTTCTGATGTATGGTCTGTGTTGTCTATCAATACCCATCTGTTTGCTACAGGAGTATCTGATAAATCATTGTTAAATCTATAGATCACTGGATAATTTTCCAAATCGCTGGTATCAATCCAAATGTCTCCAGTAACCAATACTGTACCGTCGCTTTGTAGCAATGGGCGTGTAGCACTTACGATAGGACCACTTGGGTCTGTTTGTTGACTTGAAGAACCTTTGTAGTATGGTGAAGTACTATCTAGGTATCCAACCCAAGTAGTTCCGTTATGAATCATGATATCCACTTCATTAACTACATTCGAATACCAAAGCTGACCGTCGCTAGCTTCGGCTTCTGGAGCATTCTTAGCAGAAATGTAACCAGTCAATGATCCAGCCAGTGGCAACCAGCTAGATGCTACGAAAGTTTCGAGAACTTCAACATCATTTTCGTCTACTACAGAACCTGCTGGCACAGCATATAGATTTGGTGTACCTGAACCATCTTCATAGTTGAATGTTGTAAAACCAATCGCAGCCAATGCTCCTGAAGTATCAGTGATTCTAAATTCGCCACCTAATGTGTGTACGATAGTCAATCTACCTGATGCAACAGATGCTCTGATATTGGTCAGTGAAGAAGAGTTGATAGCTACAGCGATCGCATTAGCATCTGCTGAATTACCAGCTGCGGTAAAGTTAATCTGTGTTACCGGACCGAGTGTAGGACTGCCTTTTAGACTTTCACGGATAAAGATAGTCTTTGAACCTGCTGATAGCTGGTTAGTTACAGCATCTGAAGTGATACTTGTAGCATTTACACCAGCATTCTTTCTTACGAAAATCTTGAAGCTGGTAGTTTGTGG